GCGGTAGGCGGTTTGGCGTTTGGGAGATTGAGGCCGACAAGTGCGACAGTTAGAACACATCAGTCAAAAGGCGCTTATGCACTGGGCAAAGCGGGCGGCTGTCACTATGCCAGAGTTGAGGTGGTTGTTTGCCATACCCAACGGCGGCGACCGGCACCCGGCGACAGCGGCAAAGCTACAGTCGGAAGGAGTCAAGAGGGGGGTGTTAGACCTAATGCTGCCGGTAGCTAGGTGCGGTTATCACGGCCTATTCATCGAAATGAAGGCCGGAAAGAACAAGCCGACAGCGGAACAACTGCAATTTATCGACTTTGTAACTGACCACGGCTATCTGGCGGTGATCTGCTGGAACTGGACGGTCGCAAAGGACGAAATAACCAAATATCTGAGGGGAGAAAATGAAAGCACATCAAATTCTTGAAGCCGGAGCGGCTCACTTGAAGGACAGGGCTGCGCTGTATGACAAGCCGGAAGGCGAACGCAGCATGTCGGCAACTGTGGTGGCGTTTAACGCGGTTACAGGACATGCACTTACCGTTGAGCAGGGATGGTTAATGATGGCCATCCTGAAGGCTGTACGCAGCCAGCAGGGCGGTTACCGCTCGGACTCTTACGAGGATGGAGCGGCTTACTTTGCTTTGGCAGGGGAGCAGGCGGCTCTAGACAGGGGCGCAAAATGAAATCCTACCCAACAGAGTATGAAATTTACGACAGCGTAGATGAACTGTTGGCCAAGGTTCGGGTTGTCGATGAATATGTTTTTGGTGTATCGACAGTCGGCAGTGGCTCTCTTTTCACGGTTGAGAGCTGGCGAGAGTTCAGCGCCCAGGTTGAGCAGGCAATGGTGGCAATGAATCAGGGGGCAGAGTGAGCAAGCGATTTGGCAGGAACCAGAAGCGCAAGATGCGCGAACAGATAGCCGCGACAACGGACGCGCTGGACATTTGCAAGCGGGATGTTGAGCATTTGAAGCGGCGCGGGCAGAAAAACGAGAGGGCAGTTGATGAAACCGCCAGAGTACTTGGTCGTCACTTCTGTACGCTGCCACCCGAAAGCGAAGAAATAAGGAGGCTAGACTCAATTTTCGGCGGCAAATGGCGCGTTATGACGCAGCAAAAGATCCACTCAGCAAAAACCCAAAACCTGAATACTTCAAATTTCCGTACTGGAAAACAGATTTTGTTTATGAAGATAACCCGGCTGGTGGCGAGCAGATAAAGATTGAAAAAACCACTCTCGATTTTAAAGGCCGAACCGGCAGGTACTATACATTTTTAAAGGAGAAGTTTTGCGCCACCGCGTTAACTGTTTTAGCAGAACCGGAAGAAGCCGGGGTGGCAGAAGAAGTAAAAGAAAAGGATGAGGATTTACCGTTTTAAAAAATTGAAAACTGATGATAAGCACAATTCTTAAACTATTTGCTACAAATAAAACCGTGTATTCCTGCCCGAACTGCGGGAGCGATATTGAATTTAATCAGCCCAAATGTAAAACCTGCAGTGGAGAATTGGAATGGAATGATAATGGAAAACTTAAAAGAGTTGAACCAATGGAGTTGATGGATGCCGGTAATTGGAATTATAAAAATTGGGATAAAAGGTTTTATGCACTCAGGGAAAGAGAATATAAAAAACGGATTGCTCTTTTCGAGCAATATGACCCTGAATTAGCTGCCGAATTATCAAAAAGAAATGTGGATCAATTGGGCTTAATATTTAAAAAAGCTCACTATTTAATACTAATGGAAGAGCAGGATTTTATTATTCAAAAACAAAGGGAAAAGATTAGCAGGATTTTAAAAGAAGATACTATATGAAACCTACCCACCTCAGCTACCGCGCCACCCTTTGGGAGCAAAGCGACAAGACCAAATTTATGGTAATAGACAGCGATGAAACCGAAATAGTAGTAAAGCGCCTTAAAAAACACGCCACCGATAACGACCGCCCGGCAAAGTTTATAAAAAGAGAAGAGTTTGAGCGGTGTATTAAAGAAGGAAAGTGGAAGGAATGGTATGGGTAACAGATAATTCAATTTGCACTTATCTGTAATGACGGAGAAGTTGATATGGAAAAACTATCCGCAATGGTTGGAATGTGTCAAATGATAATTGACCGACTTTATGAGCATGGAGATATTATGGTTAAATCAACAAAGGAAAAAGAAATTGAATTGGCTGTTTAAAAGGCGTGGAGCATTTTTTATTAAACCAATCTCCGTTAGGGGCAAATTAGGAAGCGGGTTTTTAGTATTTGGGGGAGGTTGAGGGCAGGTAAAAATTTAGCTTCCGTGTGCGGGGGAAAATGGTTTTAAAAATTCGTGTATTTGGGGAGTGTATTTATTTCTTAACTATAAAAAACAAAATTATATGCTAATAGAAATGTTTGAAGACATGCCGATAGTAATGACAATTTTAGCGGTTCTATTGCTCGGATTCGTATTGTTTTGCGTGGATGGATTTACCACTAAGTCGGTTTTATTTACAGCAACAGTAATTGATAAAAAGTATTCTGCCGAAAGCACAAGTGTAGGAACGGGAACTGCCGTAACAAGTGGTGGACATGTGGGGGTTGTAACCACCGTTAATACCGAACCTGAAAAATTCCTTTTAATAGTAAAGAATGAAAGTGGCAAAATTTATACTGCCGATTGTTCCCCTGAACTTTATTATCAAAAAGAGATAGGCAATAAAATTGATTGTTCATTTTCTATTGGCAGAATTACTGGAATGTGTTGGGCTATATATGGAGTTAGGTGAATTGGCTGTTACCCAAGCCCGAAGGGCAAGAGGGGAGCACGAATTTTTAAAACCATTTCGCGGAGGCAATTTGCCCCTAACGGTTCTGGGCTTAATGAAGGCGCGATAAAAAGCACCGGACTTTCCCAAACCACTAAACTAAATAGAATGAGAAACAGTATCAATAACCACTACACCGCGCTTTCATTTAAGCCCATGTTACCGGAGTGCGTGGGCATCGTGCGTGGGGTAGTTTTAAAATTCATTTTCTTATTTTTTGTGGGAGGGTTTTATTTATGAAAGTTCTAAACCTATATGCTGGAATTGGAGGCAACCGCAAACTTTGGGAAGATGTGGAAGTAACAGCCGTTGAGTATGATGCGAAAATTGCAGCCATCTATAAAGATTTATACCCTAACGATACGGTGATAGTTGGAGATGCTCACCAATATCTACTGGAGCATTACAAGGAATACGAATTTGTGTGGGGTTCACCTCCTTGCCCGACACATTCAATTACTAATCATTTTCTAAATGCACAAGGAGTAATAAGATACCCGGATATGGCATTGTATCAGGAAATATTATTACTACAAAACCTATACGCTGGAAAGTTTTGCATTGAGAATGTGAAGCCATATTACGAACCACTTATAAAGCCACAGGAAAGCGGCAGGCATTGTTTCTGGGCAAATTTCAGAATACCTCACCTAAAGGTTGAAAGTAGTATAGGGCGGTTCGGACCGGTGAAAAGCCGAAACGGTGGAAGGACAGAAGGAGAGAACCACCACAAGTTAGGGTTTGACTTAGAGAAATATGATTACCCGAACAAAAGTAAGTTGCTGAATAATTGCGTGGCTCCTGAAATTGGATTAGCAATATTGGACAGCGCACGAAATATAATAAGAACGAATAATGCACCTCAAACACAGTTGTTTTAACCTTTTACAGTTTTGAAAAAACTGATGCGGGGTGGCAAAAAAAATAAGAAAATGAATTTTAAAATTTCCGGTAACGGATTTTAGCTTACTGCCGTTGAGTGCGGTTGCTCCCGAAGGGGCAACAAAGCACGAAAACGCAGTTCGCAACCGCGCTCTATGGCAGTAAGGTAGTGTTGTGCGAAGTGAACTGAGCGAATGAAGAAAGACAAAATGCCGATGACAGGGCAAAGCGGGTGCAAGCTAAAATCCTGTTGTGGCGAATTAAGGAACGTAAATGAATTAAAAATCATACTATGAACAAATTCAAAAGAAGTGTTGAAAGACTGAACAGAAAGGAATGCAAATTTTTCTTTTATGCCAAAAGTGGCAGTTATGGAATGTATTGCGAACAGATGCGCCACTATTGGTTCTGCATTCCTTTCGTGATAGGATTTAGATATACAGTGAGGTGGGGCTATGATTTTTAAGAATGTAGTTCCGTGAACGAGGCTCTGCGAAGTTCATTTCGCCACAACGTTTCGGGGCTTTGCGAGGTTGCGGATAAGAAGTAAAAACATCATTTGAAATATGAACATAATTAACAGCATAAAATATAATTTGAAACGGGAAGCCGCAATCTTGTCAAAGCCCATGTTATGCAAGTGGGTAGGCTTGTGCGTTGGCTCGTTCTCATTTTCATATTTTCTTTTTTGTGCGG